TGAATTTTCACATCTTAGGATGGCTTTTGAAGCGCAACATCGCGATCAGGCGGTTGATGATCATCTTCGGATGATTTCTTTACTCTCACAAATGGCAGAACAAATTCTTGAAAAACGCTTAGCCTCTGGCAAATCATCGAAAGACGCAATATCTTGGCTCAAAACAGCTCTTGATCCATTCCACGACTATGATGTTGGAATAGCAGGAATACCTGATGCCGACTCCCAATTCTCTGTTGTCCAGATTTACCCAAAAGTAACTTCTGTCACAGCGCCACCTAGCTTGGCCGCCGGAGAAACTTGGTCCTGTCACATCACCACACTTCCACTTGGTCAAAACGTCAATGTCAGCTCCTATGACATGGCCGATGCCTACGGTGCTATTCAAATCGGTTATGACAATGGAGAAAGAGGTGTACTTGGAACTGTCAACATCATAACTCATGGTGACTCCGCCGCCACAGTTACCAGGGCCTCTTCTTTCCCAACTAGTTTCGCCTCAATTTATGGAAATGCTTCACGAGAATTTCGGGCTATTTCCGTCGACGACGTTGGAGATCAATCCCTAAAGAAATTGATAGCAGGGGGTTTCGAAGTTCACAATGACACCGCCGAGTTGTACAAACAAGGCTCCGTCACCGTGTATCAAAACTCTCAGCTATGCTATGACGCCGGTTATACCAATTACCGGCAGCTCTCAGCCTCCGCAATTCTAGGAAATTCATCCAAAGCGTGCCGACAGCCCCCACATAATCGTGAAAACGCTGCTTCCCTACCATCTTCCCGAACCTGGGAGGCCTCAAAAGGTTGCTACGTACCCATAAGACTCACACCCGAAACTGGTTATGCCCCAGCCACTGGCCACCAATTCAACACACGTCTTGAGGACGCCGCTGATAACCGCACAAATATCGGATATATGCAGATCCAGTCCACAGGCATGACTGGTGTCTCGAACGATGATAACAAACTCGCTTTTAGAGGTTGCAACATCGAGACCACCGGAGCTTACTTCTCTGGATTATCACCGGAGACTGTCCTCACAGTAACCACCAAGTTGATCATCGAGTCAGCACCCACACCTGCAAATCCCTCCCTGCTCTTCTCTGCCACACCCACTCCTAACCTTGACTCAAAAATCTTAGCACTCTATTTCGAGACTATCAGACACCTTCCGCCCGGTGTTGAAGTCTCAATGAATGCAAAAGGAGATTGGTTCAGGATGGTTATGAAAGCAGCAAACGTTGGCATCCCATTGATTATGCCCCTCCTTGGAGCAAACCCTGGGATTTCTCTTGCCACCCAATCCGCCCTTGCAGGTGGAAATGCCATTGTCAAACTCATGGATAAGAAGAAAAAGAAGCCCCAAAAGGCCTCTTTAAATCCTCCTACCATGACCAAAGCCGTCTCCCGGCCTAATCGCGCATAACTATATTAAACTCTAGCCGGAGTATAAACGGCTACTTCCCCAATGAGGGTACCGATTTATCGGTTGATGTCATTCAGAAATGGATGATTTAAAATTCTACAGTATGAAGTACAAACACAGAGAAAAAGAACTCATTGAGAATGAGAACCAAGTAGGATTTTTAAACGACAGCGAGGAAACAAAACTCCGCAAAGAGGAAAAACTAGAGGGGGCGGCAGAGAAGAAGAAGTATTACGTTGCTTCTCTAGACTCTGTCGGGGATATCATCCCGCAAACCAAAGGTAGGTTAGCAAAGGATGAGGCGTACCAAAATGCGCTCCGGCAAAAGAAGATAACTGAACTAAAACGTTCACATCGGTACACAGAGGAGTTCCCACCCAAAAAGGGGGAATATTCCATCAAGAAAAATCGAATGATCTTCAATCTCGGGGGTAGACAGGTGGTTGACGTAAAAGTCACTATAAATCCACCCGAGGCGGCCAACACGTATCGCAAGGACGATGTCACCTTCATTTCCGACGACCACACTAAGAAGTTTTATCAACTTGAGGTAGACGTCGACGGGAAGAAGAAGGGGAAGATTCAATTCCCTTTCCCAAATCCCACTTCCATCGAATACCTCGGTGGAGGTGGTGAAGGGTGGTCAGAGTCTCATCGGTACTTGCTTACTTTTGGCAATACTTCAAAGTATAAAGACTTGCAGTATTCCATTAGACGCCTCGACCCAAAATTCCTTGGTTACAAACGAGGTCCACTTGATCTGTTACAGTCAGGTGACATCGAACCAAACCCCGGCCCGCAACAGGTGGTTAAGTCGTGTCCAAACATCGTGGAAGTGGGTAACGCACTAATCGCATGCCGTCAGACAGAGCGATGCGTTATCCCATGTCATTACCACGCTGTGGCCATAGCTAAGCCGCCACTCACCGGTGCTCAACGACGCATCTTCGAAAAAGAGAAGCGCAAGAAGAAGCCGAAAACTTTTTCATATCAAAAATGTGCTCAGAAAACTCCGAAGAAATGTCATGATCACCACGTGCACATCTGTTCAGAGTCACGAACACAATGTTGGGTACCAGCTGCCGACATTGTCAAACCCAAGGTTGTGGAACCTACAGCTGACGATCGAGCCAAAATGGATTATGACCATATGACTCCAACCAGTGGGGTCGTGGATGATCGGAAAAAGGCCCGCAAGGCCACCCCGCCCACCACAACGGCGAACAAGGGCGCACCAGTCAGTGCAAAGGGAAAGGAGAGATTAGTTCCTGAAACTAAACCAGTCAGTGATGACACCTCCAACACCAAAGATGTTGACAGCGACCCAGTAAGCGAAGTTCCAGTCGCCAGTTCGTCCAAAACTCCTGCTCTTAAGAACACCGAGAACCTGACCAGTCCTCGAGTGTCCTTTAAGCAGCGACCACTACCACCGCTACCCACAAGCGGGGTTTGTCCCAACAAAAATGGACAACCAGCCAAAGAAACTACCCCTCGGGGGGGGGGTACTCCCTTGGCGCCCTCAGTCAAGGCCAAACCCGCGAAAATTTTGGACGAGGACGGTTTCGAGTTAGTAGTCAACAGACGAAAGCGAGAGAAATCCCCTTCCATAGCTTCCACACGCGGCAAGGCTAAGCTGAACAAAACGGGTGTAGAAGAAGCTCCGGACCCATACAAGTTTGATGGTGTTTATCATCAACATATCCACATCTCAAAGAAAGACTTTAAGGAAGTGGAGATGAGGACACTCACAAACAATGCCCGCCTATCCTTAACCGGTGTTATCGTATCGAAGATACTCGGCGGAGATGGAGCAAAGGAAGACCTCAACTGGTACGGCCAACCCGCCGAGACCGCCAGAAAGAGATTTGACACACACAACGAACTCGGTGACAGGCTCATCCGAGAACACAACGTCGACACTTACACCAAAGTGTTGGGGGTTAAGCTCAGTAAGAAGGTCCTCAAACGACCGACTTCTAAGCTTGACCAACTTTACGACGGATTTGTTAAGGTCAAAATAGCACCAAAGTTCTCACGAAGACTCTTTTCTAAAGAGATCGCCGTGAGAGTTCTGGACAATGGACAAGTATCTGATGCCTTCTTGTCCCGCCTCCTTACTACCGGAAAACAGTCAGCCTACGGTGCTTCACTATGTGAGAAGTATCCTCAAGTCTATCTGAATTCCGTGCTCTATACACTCACCCGTCTGGTGGCCAAAGATGTTAAATCATTGGAGGTCGCCACACGCAAACAAAAGACGGATTTTATATAATGGGCTGTAGTGTGGTTGGAACCACACACTACGGCCCAACACGATTTGGAACTTGCGATGCTGATGAGGATCAGTATATCAAATCCAAACCATTCGTCTATAATAAGCGCTTCCGCGTCACAAGGGGGAAGGAGTTTTTCGCCGGGGGACGAATACTCTTTCCTGAACCTAAGATCTTTAAAAGTGACAAAACATACAAGACCCGATTCTTTGCCAACGTTCCACATAATGGCAAAATATACAGGAGGAACAATCATAATCTATCTTTAGCAATTAAGCATCGACTAATGGCCTGCCGTCAGCCACCTGATGGTGTCGGCCACCTAGAGTACGAGTCTTACCTCCGCGCCAACCAGGCGCGTCAAGTTGACCGTTATCTCACATCCTTTTCTGATCTGTCAAGGATATACGATACCAACGAGTACAAGACAACCCTCGAGGAAAGCGTCGAACACTATGCAGACCCCCACCAAAAGAAGATTCTGAGAGTGCAATTCCACAATGACGCCATTGATACTGGTGGTTACGGTGAAGAAAACTTTACACATAGGCGCAAGGTAAATCTCAAATTTAAAACCAACGAGATCGGAAAGCCCAAGAAAGTGGGTAGGGTCATTGGTGACCTTGGAGTAGCCATGTCCATGGTTGGCTTCAGGAGCACCCTTTTCATTAAAGCCGCATGCGAGCAGAATGACCTACAGACGACTATTGGCACCTGCTCCTTCTGTAAATCTCCCGACACCGCTTCATTAACACGAGTATTCACATGTCTCATTGATCCACCAAAAACATTCTACTTGTCTTATTTTTCTGACGATGCCTGTTTATCCTACAGGTATCGAGGAAGAATACACATGATGAACGTCGACATCTCTTCATGTGATGCTAGCCACTCTAGCATATTCAAATGTTTACGAGCACTCACTCCACCCTCCCTCTTGTCAAGTATCGATGATCTTCTCAAGCAGCTTGAGTACCAGGTTACCATAGTGTCCGATTATAAGAAAGACAAAATCGTCGGGTCCTTCAAAGGGCCTACCTTATTCTCCGGTTCGACACTAACCACCATGCTCAATAATTGCGTGTACCTTCTGTTTGGTATGTACTTGCAGGACCATCCTTTCTCCGAGGATCCCTCAGTCACCGAATCGATATCCACGCAACTAAGAAAGAGATTCGAACAAATCGGGTATATTATTACCGTCGAGGAGTGCGACATTCCTCACAAACTACAATTCCTAAAACATTCACCCGTTTATGATACCAACGGCGAGTTGCAGCCCCTACTAAACCTAGGTGTGTTGTTACGAGCCTCCGGTACATGCAACGGAGACCTCCCCGGAAAACAACCTTTCATTGAACGAGCCCACTCTTTTCAACACTCTCTTCTCCAAGGTATGTACCCACGTGTCCACTTCAACCTAATTGACAACATGAAGAGTGTTGCTAAAAAATACTTTGACATCGACACCTCTAGTTACACTACCAAGAGTGCAGTTGACAATGAGTTCTCCGTCTCTGACCTCCAGGTCTACCTTAGGTATGGACTCACCGTCAATGAGATCAACCAAGTTAATGACGTGTACGGTCGTTCAGGTTTCGGTGATTACACGTGTTTAATAGGATTGGATAAAATACTACAACTTGACTACGGTCTATCACTCAACTGGTTTGAACCGATTCTTGATCTTGAGAATCAAAACAACCAGATGGGTGTTTATGATAAGCGCTAAAATATAAACCCCCATCCCCCATAAGAAAACGGC